CATCGCCTGCGCCTGCGCCATCGCCTGCGCCCCGAACTACATCAAACAGATCATCAAAGCGCACTACCGTGAGAGCTATGAGAAGTGGACCACCTGTAATAAATGAGCCCTCGACTAAATTGGAGCGACAGATCCTCGACGATTTAAAAAGTGTTCAAACACTCAATGATGATAATACGAAGGATTTTTGTGATAGATTTTTAAACAATCCCATATACGCGAACGTATCTAAATACGTACCAACCTTCATTTTTCACCTCGAAAGCGATGCGCAACAAGGTGGAGGCTACGCCGTAGTCACGATGGAAGATTATATGGAGCTGGAGAAAGCTGTTGTAAGAGCTGATTATTACAATGATATTTCCAAATCCAGAATTTTAGATGTCATCGATGAATTAAAAAAGAAGGAACTAAATAATAATTTCAAACCTTTAATAAATGAATTGTATGAAAAGGTCGGAAAATATGAAATGAAAAATGGTACCGTAAGCGATGTACTTTACGATGTACTAGAATCATTAAGAAGAAGAGTAAAAGCAGCAACTTCTCAATCAGCGATTGAGGCAACGAAAAAAGGCACTATTGAAGCAGCAGTCAAGGAGACCAAAGCGAAGATTTCTGAAATAGAATCAGACACCAACGCGAAAGCTGGTGAAACCACGCAACCTTTGAAATCTGGGGGATATCTCACATTATATCTAGCAAGAGCGTTTGGCACAAAGAATGTAAAGGCGCTATGGGCCATCATATCTCAAAAGGCGAAACCTTTTGTAGATAGTTTACGCATAACGGACACTACCAAGGATTTCTTTAATCAACTCAAGGAACTGACAACTGCACAACTATCAAACAAGAACGAAAAGACTCTTAGGATATATAGAAGTTTTGCAGTTTGCATGTTTGTCGTAGTGTTACATTCATTTTCAGGCATGTATACTGGTATAAATGTAACATCGGAAACTTTAGCAATATCAGGTGTGAGTGCTCCATATGTCAAAGAAGTGCAGGAAACGTTTTCGAAGGAACCACAGAAATATACGGAAAACCATGATCAATTTGCAACAGCACAAAGCTACACTGATAATATCGCTGAACAGGCAAAGAGAATTACTCCAGACGATACGAAGAGAATGAAAAAGCTTTTAGATCAAGGAAATGTTGATGAACTTTATAATGTGATTAACGAATTCAGAGGTGGTGGAGAGAATGTATATCCCAGCCCAATTAGGGTCTTAAACTGGGCAAAGCACGTCATGAAGGTTCAGACTGATCATGGGGCTGTTGCGAATCAGATTGCTGGAGTCGTGGGACGCACACTAGATAATCCAGAATTCATAGGTGATGCCGTACTATTTGCTTCATATGCCGATTATTTAAAGAATGAATTAACTTTGCTATTTAATGATGTTGCAGATGTCATAGAAACCGAAAAAATTCCTTGGGTTGATATCGTACTGGATAAAGCAGGAGTTTTAACACCAATGATTGATTATTTCAGCAACATTGACATTGGGTCAGCATTGGGACATGCGGTAGGAACCTTCTCACCGTTTATGAAAGGAATACCGCTTTCAAAAAGGTCACGATTCATCACCTCTGTCTTGAGTAACATTATGGTTCCTATTGGCAATTCATTTATCAAGGTGAATATTGAGTCGCCAATGTCAACCAAAAATCAAAAAACCATCCTGGATGCTCTAAAAAGTAATCATAATAAAGAACGATTGGATGACACAATGTTGTTTCAGAGGATTCGTAACTTAGTCAAAACTGGTAAATTCAGAACTCCAGAAAGAGATGCCGAGCGACGCCTGCTTGCGGTGACGATGGTTTCGAGATACGCACTGACAGAAAAGAACTATCTTGAATTTCTGAAGCATATTACAGCTGATGATTGCAAAGTTGCTTGTCACGGAATTCCAAGATGGCTTGCCGCAACAGCGAGAAGGGAAGGCTTGAAAATGGTTGTCAGGGAAGGAAAGAAAAAGATTTTAGCCCTTCCTAGCAAATCTTACAACGATGTGGCGTGATGATCTATCACTTAAACATCCTGGTTACCCCGGCGTTCGCTACAAGCACTGTGAACATTTCTTTTTCCAAAATTTCTTCATGTAAAACATACATATGTCGAAAAAGATCGTTTTCATGTTGATCATTGTGTCAACATTTACGCTGTTTGTTTACAGCATATTGAATACAAATGTCGACAGGGATTTGCGTTATTTTCGATACAATTCGAGCGGGCTGAAAGGGTTGAAAGTGCAAAAAGCGTTCGAAAATGTGCTGACAAGTAACAGATTAATACTGGCCCAGACTCCCCGCGAGGCAGATTTAATATTTTTGGAGAGGTTTAGCGATCAAAACGTTTTCGACCAAATAAAAGCTTTACCATCGTTTTCCGATAAAGTGTTGTATACATTGGTATCTGTTGATCAAATATCAAGCAAATCTGCTTTGTACGATTTGATGCGCAGAAATTCTACAGAGTCCGATCTACTCAGCATATTTCCGCGGTCATTTGTTACGAGAAACGCCGACGACGTGCGCGAACTAGAAACATATGTCGATGCTGGTAATTCGATCATTCTGAAGAAAAATGTACAACAACAAAAAGGATGTTTGATAACTGATTCAATCGACGATATTGACCTCAAGGAGTACACAATAGCTCAAGAATTGCTTCAAAATCCATACACAGTTTCGGGGAGGAAAATCAACATACGAGTGTACGTGATGATTCGATTTGACAGGTTGTCGAATATGAAGACTTATGTATACGATGATGGATTTATGTACTATACTCCAAAGAAATTCATTGCGAACACGATAGATAAGGATCGAAATGTAACGACCGGATACATAGACAGAGAAGTATACCGAGTGAATCCACTGACATTCAATGATTTCAAATCGACATTGCGTGACATGGCGGCGCGACGACTAAGTAGAAATATAGTAAAATGTTTCAAGAAACTATTCAATTCCATTGCGAATGATTTACGAGGCATTGAAGAGACACTTCCCATGTGCAAGTTCATCATCATGGGGGCTGATGTTGCAGTAGACGCTGATTTGAACGTTAAATTAATGGAAATTAACAAAGGTCCAGATCTTCAGCCGAAAGACTTCCGTGATGGGAGATTGAAGGAAAAGATGGTGTTCGATGCCTTTGAGATACAGGGACTCGTGAATTCACCACGTTCAGTGAAAAAAAATGAAAGTAATGGTTTCATACTTTTATGACCTTATAACCATCTGCAAAATTATAGTGTCGCCATTTGAATCCTTCTCTTTTGTTGCGCAAGTGAGCTCTTTCAATAATAAACACGAAATTTATTTCCTTCATAGTCTTTCGAGGAAGGAAAGTCTCGAGGTTGTTAAGATCTGAAAAATCGATGAGCAACATTCTCGATTGATCGCGCACGAATTTTATCAAGTTAGTGATATTGCAAACGGGGTAATGATCTGCTTTCAGAGTCTCGTACAAACGTATTCTCATGATGTCATCGTGACAAACTATGATTGATTTATGAATAGATTGATTCGCATATGTATCATCGATGCTTTTTTTTATGTCGGGAAGAAGTCTATCCATGAATATTGTTATATGACATATATTATCGCATTGAGTTTAAGTGCTTTTTTTTGAATATTGATATCCCTATCGACGCCGACTAAGCCACACTCGGCATTGAGTAGAATGTTGTACCACTGTTGATATCATATTTAATCAAAGTTGATACGTTCAATCCAGTTTCAGTAAGTGTTGTATGAAGTGCGTGACGTTTTTGTTCATATCTTATAAGATCATTTGTGACATCATCAACAATCAAATTTAACCGGTCTTTCTCATCATTAATGTGTTTATTGAGCACGAACTTGTATGCGTCTGGAGACAAACCTTTGACGTGAGCTTCCAAGCGAAGACGTTTTGACATGCGCTGAATCGGTTTCGTTTTTTTGATTTTACTTTCTACCCGTGTAAGATATCTCGTTTTGTTATGTATGACCATCTCGTAATCACGCATGTATTCTGTCCAACGAGCAACTCGGAGTCGAAACAGGTCGTCGCTTTCATTCTCATCAGAGTGGTTAATTTCATCATGGTGATCCTCTGTACTTTGTAGGGTATACAGCTTCTGTAAATTTTCGCAGAGTTTTATATATAGACCTTCTGGAAACTCACGTGAATTCTCGTACAGAATTCGCATGATCATATGAATGGTGAACACAGTCTCATTTTTGGTGTTGTTAATGTGGTTCGCCCCTTCCCCATAATCTTCCTCGACCGTCGTCATCATGCATATGAATTTGTTGACAAACAATCCATCAATTTTCAAGTATAGATTTGGAAACTTTTTATCCGTAATTGTAAAATCAATGGATCACCAGGACTGGAACACGGTCACTATTTACAAACGAAATACATTCAAAAAATCTTCAGTGAACAAAAGCAAAGAACAAAAGCTTGAAGAAACTGAGTTGGGAGACGTTCCCAAAGTCAAACGCAGCGTTGCGAAGCTGATTCAAACAGGACGCGTTGCACGAGGCTTCAAGACACAAAAAGATTTGGCGAATGCAATCGGTGTTCAGACCAGTGTCATAAGCTCTTATGAAAGTGGAAAAGCTATTCCAGATCACATACTACTACAAAAATTGCGGCGCGTTCTTCAAATCAAATTACCTGCCTAGAATTCAAAATCGGACTTTTTTCCACCGTCATAAGTATTGACAAGTCCTGAATTGATCATTCTGTCGTTGATTGAAACAGTGTCAGACCTGTTTCGGTATAATGTAACCAAAGTTCTGCCGTACTTATCGTTTCGATGACATTCAATCCAAACTAATCCATTTATTCTATTTCTGCACATAAAGGGATTCCACCATCGTGGGCTCTCTCTATCGTCGAAGCGACAAAGGTTCTTGAAATGATCTCGCGCAAGTTTTGCCATAGCGATGTGCTTCTCGCGATCTGGAATCCCAAGACTTGGTTTAATCTCTGGGGAATCATAGCCGATAGTTCTAAATTTGAATTTCAAAATTCTACCATGTACCTTTACACAGGCATTAAATGTATCACCGTCGTATGCACTTGTTATTCTCGCATAACCCACAAAATTATTTAGACTGAAGATAGGCACAGAGTCATCGACTTTAGATAGCATCCTTTTTGTTATACAGAACATGATCAATTATTTTGTATTCCCTGCTAAGACTTTAAATCGTTATTTTTTTCTTCACAGACTATAATGGATAAACAGAAAATTGACGATCAACTCACTGAACGATTCACAAACAGAGCATTTCAAACCTACGATTCGAGAGAACGAGCAATCGACAATAGAATGCTATCAAAGTCAGATAAATGCAACCCAGGCCGTGATAAACCTTCACAATTTCAACAGCTAGCCGGCTATGAAAATCTAAACACGAACACGTTTTATCTCGAGCCAGAGAAGAAAAATACATATCATAATTACCCCGTTTTGACTGACGATGGTGAATTTTGCTCAATGAATCATCAAATATTCAGGAACAATACTCGAAGAAATGTTGGAATAGCACAAGAAGAAACAACAGATGAAGTCGCTAAAAAACACATGGAAGAACTCGTTCAAGACGATAAACCGATATTTCTTCAATACAATGAGTGTCGTTTGTTGAATGGGAAAAAAAACTAGTTCGCCAACTGATACGCGATTATAAAGGGTAGGAACGCGCTCATGGTTTTGTAAGTTTTTTCAATTTCTTTTTCTTGATTTGATTTCAATCTAGAAATTGATTTGTTTCTGATCACCTTTTTGTAATAAGTTTCTTCCATTCGTAAAACGAAGGCTTCTAGATGTTTCATGAACATTCGTGTCATGACTTGTCTCTTGTTTTCGCATTGCACACTATCGAACAAGTGTCTTAAGTTGTAAATATTTTCAATCACGTCATTAAATGATTCCATGATAACTCACAACTTTATTTACCTAACTATTTAGCTTTCATTTTTAAATACTTTTTTTGGCTCTATTCGATTCCATATTTTTGTCAATTTTCGAAAACGCTTTTCATTGATTTGATTTCCGTATCCGATATACGTTGATAGTACGCGTTTGTAGTCTTCTGTACAATGCATCATCCATTCGTTTGTGACCATTAAGGTTACGCAGTCATATATTTCATCTTCAATTGCATTCAACCAACGCGATGCGTCTGTCCATTTGATATCTTGTACGTATTGATCAATACAATAAACTAAATCTTTCACCTTTTGTATGTACGCTGCTTTGCTGTAATTTGTAAAGACCATGGAGGTTCTGCATATGGGACACCCCTTTTCTTCACCTGCCCATTTATAAATACAATTGCGACAGAACTCATGACCACACACGAGTCTCTGCTTCACATACATATTGTCGAAACAAATGTTACATTCCTGATAATGTTTCTTCTTGTGCATCTTACACAGGCCGTCTTTTGCATCAAATGTGCAACAGGTATTGTTCTGCATATATCCTTTGCAAAAGTTAATTGGTTGACAAATCTTGTCCGCCCCCCTTTTTGTTCCCCTGGGTTGTTCCATGCGGTTTATTGTCTCCGCCAAATCTGCCTCTGCCATAGGGTCTCCATTGTCGGTTGCAGCCCATTCTGCGTGGAGCTGTGAGATGTCATATGCGTTGTTGTTCATGACCAATTCAAGTTTTTTTCATGAAATAAAATTCTTAAAGTTAAAAAAATTTTGTAATAATAAATTAAATATGATCGCCGAGGTACTCCCGATCGTTAATATAATGCTACTGTTCGTACTTATATATTTCATTTACATGAATCGCAGACTATTGAATACACTAAAGATTGATATAAATACATACATCAAGACTGATATGGATAATTTAAAGCAAATACTAGAGGCAGCAATGCATAATGATAAACAATTGCAAAATAAAACAGATTTCATCCTTGACGTTCTCGAGGAAGATGATCAGATTGTGTATGAAAAGAAAGAAGATGAGGTGCCCATATCAAACCTTGACAGCATTTCTGTTCCACCATCGAGCAACAATACGTGGATAGAAAATATTACCACGACAAAGGCATTCAAAAACCTTTTGGGTGCTACTGTTTGAGTCTACATAGAGTCGAGCCATTCTATTGTGAAATTGACTCTATAATGCCCTGTGCTGTACTTTGACAGATAACCGATGTTTTCTATCCGTTTATTCAATCGTTTCAATACTGACGAGTTCATTTCTGATACCCGAGCGAAGCCATGATTTACACAGGTTATGAGCTCGTCAACTTCTGCAACTGCCCTTTGTAACTTGTGAATTTCAAAAAATGTTTTTTCCCTCGTCCAACGCTGCAGTATATCCGTACCAGCGTCTCGAATCAGCTTATATATTTCGAACTCCTTGTCGTATTTGAGCATCTTATTGTGTCTTTTGAAAATCGCAGTTGTAAAGGTAGATTTATTGATTTCTCCACACATGAATTTAATCCTCAAATCGGTATTGTCTTTAGCTCTGATCAAGGTTGACAAGATTCTCTCATGGATATCATGGATATATACTTGAAATGCAATTAAAGTCGATGCGTTCAAATTGTACATTCCGCATTTTCTGTCAATACCAGAATTCTTTAGAACGGCCTCATTTGCCTGGTGAACCTCCTGATACGTTGTTAATCCTCCACAGGTGATATCGTTTGTATCTCTTGCCACCTCTTGATTCATAGATCTTATCCACTCAAAGTAATGCGGATTTTCTATGCCTGTATGTATAACTTTCAGTGTTGTCCAGTCAAAAGCTGTCTTGCAATCAGTACAAAACATCTGATCACACCCGTCTATTTTCTCGATTGATACCCCACATTTTGGGCAATTTTTCGCAATTTGTTTGATTGCAGTTATTGATTCTAGAACAGTTGGATCACATACATGACCGTCTGCCTCGATTTCACCGCAATTTTTACATATAATCAGCTTGCAAGCACCACACTGGTAATCTCCAATCATAAAATGTCCATTGCATGTCGCCACAGGACATTGCCGCATTATATTCGCATACGTTCCGCTTCCTCGCATATCCGGAAGGGATTTCAAAAATAATTCTTTTTCGGTTGCGCTGTCAATGTTTTTATACATGGTTACAAGATCTCGAGTTGAATTGAAAAGGGACGCTTCTTCATCGTAAAGCAACTTCTTTGTTATCCTTCCTATGACCTCACGAAAGCTCCCGCAAATTTGATTTAAATATTCTGGTGCGAAAGATTCAACGCCACAAAACATACATTTTAACATTTCAGACGAATCGAAATATCTGATAACACATTTTTTACAGCAAAAATTATGACAACGCGGGCATTCGATAGGTTTGCGTGAATGGTCAGTGTAGGTTTTGACACAAATTGCACATGTTTTTTCCATGGGAAATCAAAAATTTATCACAATGTAATATCTTAAAGTTAAAAAAATCATAAATCAAAAATTGATGGACTTCATTTTCAAATTACATCAACAAAACTACACAATGCTCATGAACATGAACGATTTCGTGGCACGAACCATTGATTTTCGCAAGACCAGCTACGCAAGACTTGAAGACCTTAGACTTGGTTTGAATGAAGATCAATGGATACAACGTATATTGACAAACCCGACCATCGAAATGCTTGGTCAACAAGTTATATTGGGCAACTTGAAATATGATAACCAACGTTTCGTTGGTGAAATGCCAATAAACCGGGACAGGGTCGCAGCATTTATAAACAACCGCGAAGATCAAAACAGGTTCCAACACCTTGAAGTACAAACTATTTTGATGGAAGAAGAGGCAGCGAGACTTAGGGGCGAAAATTTCCAATTTCCAGCTGTAGTTTGTTTCGTCAACAAAAACACAGAAAACGCAGAAACAATAAAACCTACGTTCTATGTTTGTAGAGGAGGATCTACATATGTTGCAGCACTGAAGTTGTGCAAAGAATACAAAAAAGAAATCTACATTCCAATCGAAATATACGTTATTGAAGACTGGGCGGGCTCTTACCATGAGGCACTTGCAAAAAAGATTAGAAGATACTACGATTACAATATTTTCAATTGAAATAAAATATCATTTTTTTTTCTTCAAAATATTTTGTTGCATTTCTCGTGATCTGGTATATCATTGCAAATTGAAACAAGGGATTTTAGAATTGCCACCCAGTCGTTGTGGTAGCCTATTTTTCTTTTATGAATCACTTTTACTGGAGACACAAAAGAATGTGCCTGTTGGTTCAACACAGACGTGGCGGCATTTGAACGTGGATCATCGTCTCCGCAAAGCTTGCTGCCGTTCCACATTACTCTATGCCACGACCTTCTGAATAGATCATCACCCTTTGGTATCATGTCAAATACAGTTTCTATTAACAACTTCATTTCAATTTCCAAAACATTATCCTCGTCATTTATCTCATCCTCTGCTGAGTAGGAATCAACTGCTTCAACTTTCAAGATGCGATATGCACCATACATGATGAAACGTATACAATCCATGTACCATGCATACTGTGTATCAAAATTTGGTTTGTAATGTTGCCGAAGAAGATACTTATTCTGGAAGTTATTCAACACCTTTTCTGAGACTTTTGGTCCGAAAGATGAAAAGTCAAAGTCGAACAAAATGGGTTTATCATTTTTATCTTGATCAATGAAAACATTTTGCCAATGCATGTCGCCATGTGTAAACTGGCACGTAGTGTTTGCTTTCTTTGCAGTTATCAGGACATTTACCATTGCAGCGAAAAGGGCGTCCCTAGGGTTTTCATAATCTGTTACTGTTTTGTAATCCTTACCTGGATTCAGCTTCGCAAACCTATTGTAATCAGAATAATGACCTTTCACAAAGTTTTCCACGATTACCAACTCCGGGTTCCACTCTGTTACTAAGTATCTCCTCTCCGAGTATATTTTGTCAAGTGGAAGTTGGAGTAATATTTCATTTTGATTATCATCTTCTAGTCGTATGGCACCATCGGGTTCAGGTATTCCTGTGCCAAAAAATTGCAGAACATTTTCTCTATAAAACTGCGGAAACTTGTTCTTGAACGTCGTATAATTTTCAGCCTCTAGCTTGTACTCAATATCATATGTTGGATCTACGGCAATCTTAATAACTCTATGTAAAACTGAGTAGTCGTCAATATTGATCGTGGCTTTTATTACATGTCGTCTACCCTTATAATCGGTGTCGTGTAATGCTTCGTCCTTCGATAAATATGTAATGTCTGGCTGATGTAAGGTCGTTCCTGGTGGTCTTCTTTCTGATATTGCTCTGTTAGGTGTTCTGTTAGGTGGTGGTGCTGCTCTCGGTGGTTTTTTGGGCTTTCTACTGAAAAACGCACCCGCGGAATATACTTCAGCATCAGTGTCTTCTGGCAGCGTGTAAAACAACGGTCGAGTTGAATTATATTTTACATTTTTTGATGCCTGTATTTGATTTTCAATGCCATAAATCTGCCGTTTGAGTAATTCGAGGTTTATCTTCACTATTGAACCATACTCTAATGCATAAGACTGACTATCGAGCTGTGATAGTAGTAGTATATTTTGGTTTACTAAGTCGGTTCTCAGATGTTCTTGGGACTCTTTGTTTCTTAATACTAATTGAATACCTTTGTTGCATTTCGCGTCGCCGATGAGTAAATATGTCATTATCATCTCTGGAGTGATTGACTTGTTCTGTATCAAATTTATAATTTCAGACATGTCAACATTTGAGCCATCAAATGCTTCAAATTTGAATGCATCAGTTATCACGTACGCATTCTGTCTTTGCATTTTGTCATGGGTGTTTTGTGTGATATTTCGCAGTGGACGACGATCCAGTTGTTTGTTTTTCGTAATAAATTGTCGTGGTTTGTTATTCAACGGTGTGTTATTCAACAAAGGTTGCGGGACCGCTACACCCCCAATACGCATTGGCTTGTAGACACCGGTTTTGCACTTTAGGAGCTCTGCAGAGCGCTTAGTATTGCCACCTGTAAAAGTTGTTAACTTGTGCGATTCTATAACGAGTGGATTGAATACTTTGACATTTACACGGAGGGCCTTTGCCACTTCTCCTAGATCTGATAATTCAACACCTTGAAGCTTTGAGTCCCAACTTGCCAATGTTGATTTATAGTGATTAGAAGATCTTATGTCGATTACTGATTTGGAATGGAGCTTGTCGAAATTCAATGCAAGGTACAAAGAATCAAGAACATAAGATTTGTTTATCAGATTAAGTGGAATGGAGTAAAATTCGCCTATTTTCTTATTTTTGTACACTTTAAGTTGTCCCATCTTGAAATTTAATGAGAAAAAAAGATTTCATATTTCACATTAAAATTCATACAAAATTCATACAATTAAATTCATTCTTCATCGGATTCCGAATCAGAATCTGTCTCATCAGTATGTTTCCTTCTGTTTTCCAGTGCAACACGACTCGTCGGCCTTGCTTTCTCAATTGAGTTGTATTTTTCCCATATTTCTTGTGGACTTTCTTCAGAAGGAACATGATCATTTTGGATAAAGCTCAATGTTTTAATGCTTTCTTCTACAGGGTCTTCACTATCTCTTTCGGCAAAATATTTTTTTACTATATCCAACGATTTGTGGTCGTTCAATATGACATCTGAAAATGTTGTGCAAAATATTTGATCATATCTGTCCATATTCTTAACAAGTTTAATAAAAGCTTCAAGTCTGGCTGGTGTATCAAAGTATGGTATATCCGTTGTAGTACCAAATCTATCAAAGTGACCCTTAGGTGTAAAAGTCGCTTGCTTATCGGACCGGCGAAGAGAGTAATCTGCGTGTTCCTTTTCGATAGATTTCAATCTACAGAACTCTTGAATGTTCAGGAACATTTGGGAATCATCATGTTTTGTGTAATCTTTGCAAATGATAATAACGTCCGAATTGCCATTGCGATTTGAGCCAGTGAAGCCAGTAATTAATAGCGATGTGGTGGTTGAAGATAATTCATCGTCTTTTCTTTTTGTGGCTTCGATACAGTCATCTTTGTCGTCAGGTGGATCTTCTGCCAGTGTTGGTGTTTCAACGACTTCCGCGCCATCTGCATCTGCATCTGCATCTGCATCTGCTTCTTCTTTATCTTTGTCTTTTACACATTTATAAACATTCTTCCAGACTTGAACTTTCTTTCGCTTAAATCCTCCTCCTGCCGTGCTATAGTATACATTTTTAGAAACTTTTACACGGTCAACAAGTTCTTTTCCATCTTTGGCAGGTGGTTCTTCACCTGGGTCGACATATTTATAAACATTCTTCCAGACTTGAACTTTCTTTCGCTTAAATCCTCCTCCTGCCGTGCTATAGTATACATTTTTAGAAACTTTTACACGGTCAACAACTATTTTTTTGGTTTTATTTCCTGTACTAGGCATTGCAGTGGTTCTTTTTTGGTACGTCTTGAAGCAGTCCCTTAAAGATCCATCAATTTTCATCAATTACTACAATTTCTGATTCTACCGAACTATCATCTCTTTCTCTTTCTTTTCTTCTCAAGTCGTTCGATTTGTTTTTGGTTCTCTTCGATTTGTCTTCGAATTGCCTCGACGTAGAATATGTCACCGTCAGAATCATCATCTGGTGCATCACCGCCAAGCAACCTGACGATTCTTTTAAGTGATTTCCTGTACGGACCCGGTCTTGGTGGTCTTTCACTGTTCAGGATGTCTTGAACAGATTCAAGCGCTGTCCGCCTAGTATAGACACATCTGTTGTCTTCCGCCCCGTATCGAAGCAAAATTTCGACATTCTCGTCATGCCCTTCAATTGCCTGTTTCAACAGTGCTTGCCTATAACAATTTGGATTTGCACCAGCCTCGAGCAGCTGAATCTTAATATCACTGTCTTCCAAATGAAGGTTTTCAAAAGGAAGAGAAGGTAATTTTGAAGATCCAAAAATTCCTAATGCGAATTGTGTACTCGATAAAAGTTGCCATAGCGGCGTTTTACCGTTCAAAAGTCCTTTTTTATTGGGGTTGCATCCTTTGTCGCTAGCTTTGTTCACATCGGCTCCCTGCTCAAGTAAATAATTGATCAACTCACGATTTGGATTACACGAGTCGACAGCGAGCATCAACGGCGTCCTACATTCCTGGCCCCGGCAGGAAGAATCGTTTGTATATCCAATGTCGTTTACATTGGCTCCGTGTTCTACGAGCAGCTTAACAATCTTCACGTTCGGCTCACTAACATCGCAGGCCACCTGGAGCGGTGTACGAAAACTCTCCCATGGTTCATTCTCCCATGGTTTCTTCACAAAGGTGGGTTTGTTAATGTCTGCACCATCCGTTAGTGCGCTATTTATGTGCTTGATGCACCCATATATTATGGCTTTCAACAGTCGTGTTTGAGGTTCAAATATTTCCAGTGTTTGATCCGGCATCGACTCAAACAAGATTTCCTGGTAATACTCGTGGCCACATACTGTACCTACATTGGCCACAATTTGACGAATAACATCGATCGGTAGAATATCAAATGACATTTTCCTTGATGAAAGGGTGATGATGAGGTTCTTCACTCTTGGACGTCCATCAATTTTCATCAGTTACAAAAAAATTATGAAAAAAAATTTTCAAGCCTGCGAGTTTATTGTCTTTAGAATCCACGCAGACACCAAGATTGATATTGGGTATAAGAACTTTGTAATCATTTCCTTATTGCGACTCATGTCTTTTGTGTCGATGTATTCTCCCAATAGATCCGATATTATTTGATGCAAAGCCAGCGCGAACATAATAATGAGAGATACGCTTACAAATCGGATCATCTCCTTTTTCTTTTTGAAAAATGAATCGATAAAAGACTTTTTCTCATAATTTTCTCTATATTGCACCTGTTGCGTCTTTTTCTGCGTTTCAATCTCTTGCTTCAAAATATTCATTTGTTCCTTGAGTTTTGTTTCGTTAATATTTTGAAGAAGTTCAGATTGATCGTACACCATACTCCTCCCTTCTGGCTGTGGAGGCGATGGAACTTTAGGAGCAATTTTAGCCACATTAGGGGCAGGTCCAGGTTCAAACGTCTCAACCTCTGGGGAATATTCTAAGTTTGCAACAGGTTTGGCTGCATAATCTAAATTTGATACATTTACAGACTCGGGCTCCGAATATGCTGAGAATAAATCAGTACCAGACATAGCATTCATGACGACGTCCTTTACTTATTATGACAAAAAAAACATGTGCGAAGAAAAGTTTTTCCAAAACTTTTCTGTGATTTCATCATATATTTTCAGGTTATGGGTCTAGAAAATTCTCGGCCACTCGTTTTCAAAAAAATCAAAAAAATCCACAGAATATCTACAGACTTTTTTTTCTTTTGCGCACACTTTGGTCTTCGCGCACACTTTGGTCTTCGCGCATCTGCAAACGCGCGCGCACGGGATTCGCGGCTGGCTACAATTTTGAAGTTATCTGAATCGAAAATTGATGGAGTGACCTCTGATAAAACTCAAACATCATGACTACCCGAGCTTCTTATGGGTCGAGTGCATGCACCGCGGACCGCGGATGCTCGGGTAGTTTTGAAAGTTTTGAAAACCGACAGACACATAGTCGTCATGCTAAACCTTTCAAACAAGTTGTAGGGTTTGTTGTTGACCGTACAAGTGCTGGCCATGAAATCAACGTCGGGATGTCCCGGTCGACGTCCGCTAGCTCTCTTTCAAGCGCATCAAGTTCTCTTCCGCCATCACTGTTAAAGCCATCACTCGACGAACATCTCAAAAATATAAGTGAAGAATCTGACTTTGAGATATGGAGCGAGGATGAAAAATCCATAATAAACATTCTCGACTCGAGTGAAGAAGATGAGCAAGAAGATGAGGAAGAACCGCATAAATCTGAACCAATACCAATTCCGAAGAAGCCTAGGCGCAATTTCATGTTTTACCATCGTGATGCACAAATACTCATGGGATTCAAAAAGCGCTATGATGAACTGGTTGAATTTGCTGCGATCTGGTTCTAAAGCAGCAATCTTCAAGATCATCGAAGGTTGAATTTGTCAAACTTTCCGCGCAAGACATCTTCGACCATATTTTTATACACACGCATATTCTTCTGTTCTTTTGCAAACGTAACATAGAATCCATACCTACCATAATGCAAAGTTCTGTTAGAATCAATTGTAATCGGCAAGCTTGTAAGATACTTCACATCTCTCGCATTGACATCCTCTATGTCTTTGTTTGTGTCTTTCAAAAATGGCGTCAAACTCGTGAATCTATTTGTTTTTTTCGAGTGTATCACAGGCCCATAGCGCGCATGGCGGACAGTGTACAAGTCGCCATTAATTTGCAACTCTTTTGTAAAAGAGTCAACTGTTTGCTTGTTTTCCTTCGCAACTGTTTTCAACTTATCGAATTCCTTTATAAATGGTTTATAAAACCTATCCAAAGTAGTGCTTAACTTCTTATCGCCATTTGAAATCGCATCCAAATCACTTTCCATCATAGATGTAAAGTCCACATTTATGATTTTTTCAAAATGGCGATTGAGAAACTCATGCACTTTTGTTCCACTGTCAGTAGGAACAATCGCGCTAGATTCTTTGAAATGCGATTTCAAATTCTTTGATTCTTTCAGCTTATTTGATTTGAAATCGAATGAGTAATCGATGTATTCCCTATCTAGTCCTTTGATGTCTTTTTTTATAATGAATCGTCGCTCAAATAATTTATCCAAGATGCTAGCATATGTCGATGGTCTTCCAATTCCAAGTGTTTCCAACGTTTTTATAACTTTTGACTCGTTAAAATGTGACGGCGGTACTGTCCACACATTGTGGGCGACGATTTCAATCGGCTTTATTGAATTCTTCCGTTTTGAAATATCAAGCAGCATTTTATCTAATGAAGGTTCCGCTGCTGAGTTATACAGTCGCAAATACCCAGGATCCACGAGTGCTTTTGCTTTACCAATGAATTCGCTTTTGGTTAAATCATGTTTGATGTGTATACTCAATTCTTGGTATTTTGCTGGAATCATCTGCGACGCTATCGTTCTATTAAAGATTAATTCATATAGGGCTTTCTGATCTTTAGAGTGAGATTCTCTGAGTTGCGAGAATTTGCTCGGCCTTATCGCTTCATGAGCTTCCTGTGAATTTTTTGATTTAGATTTCTTTTCGAGTCGCATGTGAACATAACTTTCGCCGTAGTTCTCAACAATATGCGCCTTTATTTTTTTTAGGGCATCGTTTGACAACTGCATGGAGTCGGTTCGCATATAAGTTATTTTACCGGCTTCGTATAACTCTTGCGCTACCTTCATAGTTTTCTTCGCTGAGAATCCCAACTTGCAATAGGCCTGCTGTTGTAAAGAACTAGTTATAAACGGCGGCGGAGGAGATTCTTTCCGCGTCGAAATTCCTGTCAGTGCATCGTCGACATTGAAAATTCCTCTGGTGAGATTCTTCAACATTGACACAACATCTGCCTTCTTTTCAAATTTTGCGATTTTACCGTTCGCATACATATTAGCTTGTTCTATCTTCAGCTTGTCGATGATAAAAGTCCCGTTAAAATTCCAATAGGCGGTCGAGACAAACTCTTTGATGTTCTGTTCGTGCTGGCAAATGATTGCGAGCAGAACACTCTGCACTCGACCGGCTGACATCGTAGATTTCGCATCGAAATTCTTCCATAGAAGCTGAGTAAGTTTGAAACCTATCAATCTATCTAAAATTCTCCTCCCCTGCTGAGCGTCGACTAATTTAAAATCTATATCGCGGGGGCTATTTAATGCAGTTATAATAGCCTCTCTGGTTATCTCGTTGAAAGTAATTCGCCGATATTTCTTCAATTTGAAAACTTCACGCAAATGCCAAGCTATTGCCTCGCCCTCTCGATCCATATCGGCTGCTAGCCAAACAATATCAGCCTCATCGATCGCGGATTTAAGAGATTTTATAGTCTGCATTCTGTCAGGGATCAATTCATATTTTGCGATCCAATTCTCGACATCTATCCCGTGCTGCGTCCCTTCTGATTTTTTGGCCAGATCACGCACATGTCCGAACGAAGCTTTAACTTTGAAAACGCCGAA